GCCGGCGTGCCCGAGGTGGGCGGCGGCGCGGGCGTGGGCCGGCTCGGGGGCGGCAATGGCGAGTAGCAGGCCCCCGCGCTGCCCGCTCTGCGGGGCGGGGATGCGCGAGGAGCGGGGCATGGAGCGCGAGAGGCGCGGGCACGTCGAGCGGTGGTGGACGTGCCCGAGGTGCCTGCACCGCATGACTATATATGACGTTATCCCGGTAGGCGGCGATGACCGCCCCGACGAGGAGGCAAGGCAGCAATGCATCTCTATGTGATTTGCGGCCACGGTGCCGGTGACCCCGGCGCGTGTGGTAACGGCTACTCAGAGGCAGAACGCGTGCGCGCGCTCGGGGCGAGGATTGCGGAGCTTGGCGGCTCGTCCGTGACGCTGCTCGACACCAGCCGCAACTGGTATGCCGACAAGGGCATCAGGAGCCTGAACATCCCGAGCGGTGACGCGCTCGTGGAGCTGCACATGGACTCGGCGTCCCCAGACGCGCGCGGTGGCCACGTCATCATCAAGGAGGGCATCGGAGGCCCAGACGGCTACGACCAGGCCCTCGCCGACTCCATCTCGACCATCTTCCCGGGGCGCGCCCAGAGCATCGTCGAGTGCTCCGAGCTTGCCAACCCCAACCGCGCGGCGGCACGCGGCATCAACTACAGGCTGGTCGAGAACGGGTTCATCACCAACGCCGACGACGTGGAAATCTTCAATTCACGCCTCGATGACATCGCGAGGGCGTACCTCGCGGCATTCGGAATCGATGGCGGCGCTGCCCCCGAGGCGTCCGCCGAGCCATCGGCCCCCGCGCCCTCCGGCTCCTCGGGCATGCCCGGCGGGGCGGTCGACTTCCCCGAGGACCCGCTTCTCTACGACGGCTGGTTCGGCCCCGAGACAACCAAGCAGGTGCAGCTGTGCCTCCGCGCCCACGGGCTGTATGGGGGCATCGTCGACGGGGACTTCGGGCCGATGACGAGGAAGGCATTCCAGCGCTACCTCGCCAACCTCGGGTACTACTCCGGCCTCATCGACGGGGACTTCGGCCCGATGAGCACCAAGGCCCTGCAGAGCTACCTCATCGACCGTGGCACGTACTGGAACGACAACGGCTGGTGCCTCGTGGACGGTGACTGGGGCTCGCTCACCACGATCGGCCTGCAGCGTGCCATCAACGGCAACAGGCTCTGAACGCCTGGCTGGCCCAGCCCTACTCCGCCCTACTCCACCTTGCTCCACTCTGCGCCCTCGCCCGTCTCGGGCGGGGGCGCGTTTTTGCGTTATGATGGCGCCAGCAAGCCCCGCGCCCTCTCCATCGGATGGTCAACTGCGGGGACTTTCGTGGCTCTAGCCTAGCCCCTCGCGAGGGCGGCCGTGAGGTAGGCGTCCAGCGCATCTCCAGCGCCCGACCTCATACCTCGCCGCCCCATGTCGTAGTAGTTGATCATCCGGACGGATGACCACCCGCCGGTGGCCATGATCTCGGAGTCCTCCACACCGGCGTCGCGCGCGAGCGTGGCGAAGGTGCGCCTGAGGGAGTGGGGGGTTATCCCCTCCGCCCCGACGCGTTCCCCGAGGCCGCACACGAGCGACGCAGCTTGGGCGCGGGTCATGCGCCTACCAGAGCGCCGTAGGAGCGCCCCAGCCGACCTTTTGGAGCACAGTGTGTCGAGTGTGCGTGCGGTCCTCTCCGGGACCGCCAGGAGCTGCGACCATCCCCCCTTGCGCGACGCCACACGCAGAGCCGGCGCGTCCCAGTCACCGACGTCGAGCCCGAGCGCCTCCGACACCCTGAGGCCGGACAGCAGCATGAGGAGCACGAGGGCGCGGTCGTCCGGCCCCATCCCGTCCGCGATCGACAGCGCGAGTGCCGCCTGTCCCCTGTCCAGGCACGTGCCCTCGGAGTGCCCCGGCACCCTCGGCAGCCTGACCCCCGCGCATGGGTCGGCCGGGATCGCGCCGGTGGCCGTCGCGTGCCGGTAGAGCCCGCATACGACCGACAGGCTCCTGCGTACCGACGAGCGGGCCATTCCGCGCATCTCCGAGAGCCACCTCCCCCAGGACTCGACCTGAGCGGTGGTGGGGGCCATGGGGTCTATGCTCTGCTCGGAGCACCATGACAGCCACTGGGTCACGACGCGCCTGTACTCGACAAGCGTCGACCCGCCGTAGGGCACCAGGTACCCCGCAGCGACCGAGTCGATGCCTACCTCCTCCATACCCTGACCGTCTCCCTCACCACGAGCGGTGCGCCCTCTGGCCCCCTGACGTATGGCCCCACCCACGTGAGCCTGCGCTGCGAGCGCATCGGGCCGCACGGCTGGTGGCGCCAGAACCCACGCACGACGTATCGGTGAGCGGGCGCCCTGCGCTGCACGCCGGTGCCACCGGCCGGCGACCTCATCTCCCTGAGCACGAGCACCTTGACCGTGCGCGCCATCGGGTCTGGGCCGCGTCCCGCGCCCGAGCCGCCCGGGAACGAGCCTGCCGCGCGGTCGACCTCCACTGCCTGAGAGCTCAGGAGCCACATCGCGTCGAGCAGCCGGATCGCCCGGTCAGACGCGTGCGCGACCTCGCTCACGTCCATCACCGCGAGCGGGATGCCGCCCCCGGCGGCATCGCACGCAGCGCCGTCAGCCGTGTACAGCGACACCCCCACGTCGAGCACCGCTCGGTCTCCCCTCCGCTCCTCCGCGGAGGTCCACTGTATCGCCCGCACTGGGTGCGGGAGCGCCTCGGACACCCAGCCCGGGAGGTCGCGCGCAAAGCACACGAGGCCGCTCGGAGTCGACGGCAGCACCTGGGCGTCCCACCCATCGTCGCGTGCCAGCTCGCAGGCCGCGCCCTCCATGCCCTCGGAGACCCACCAGAGCGGCGCCGTCGAGAGCGACTCCGCCGCGCCCCACGCGCGCTCCATGAGGCGTCTCCAAACCGGGCCCCAGTCACCGCGCTCCTCGAGCCGCGCCCTCGCGCGCGCCGCGAGGGCGTCCCTCACCGCCGGCAGCGTGGCCACCGACAGCCTGGTTGCCCCGCGGCTCATGACAGCGTCCTGGCGTACTCGACCACGAGGTCGGCCATGGAGCACCCGCGCCGCGTTGCCTCTGACTTGATGGCGCGGTAGGTGGCGGCCGGGACGGTGAGCGACAGCACGGCGGTCTCCCCCTCGTCCGGCGTGCCGAACTCGCCCTCGTACTCGTCCGTGCCGAGGTGTCGCTCGGCCCACTCGCGGGCCTCGTCGTAAGACAGCGGCATGATGCGCTCGCCGCCGGTCCACCCGCTCTGCCCGTATGGCTCGGCGTACCTGGTCTTGGGGCCTCCCTCGCCGTGGAGGAAGTACTCGCCGGTGCGCTTGCGGTATAGCGCCTCCTCGCACCAGTCGAAGTCGCCCGGCCCGAACCCCGCCGGGCTCCAGGGCCCTCCCACCTGCCTGGCCTTGTCGGTGTCGTACAGCTTGCCGTCGATGATCTTGCGCATGCCCTCTCCTTGGTCGCTACAACAACAAATGCCCCGCGACTTGGCGCGCGGGGCCGCGCCGTCCCATTGCCTGGCTATTTGCCCAGGAACGAGCGAACGAAGTGCTGTGCCGTATACTCCGGCCACTCTATGGGGTCCTCGCGCACCAGCATGTCGGCGTCGCGGCCCTGGTAGAGGTCCGTGGATGCCACAAGCTCCATGTATCCCTGGTCGTAGTCGGCTTGGGCCTGGTCCAGGCTCTCGTAGTCCCCAAGCTCCCACCCGTCCTCTACCGGGTCGATGCCCTGAACCGCGATGCCCGCGAAGTCCATCGCGGCGAGGTCGGCCCCATCGGTCCCGCGATACCACACAGCCCAGCGCACCCGCTCTCCGTCGAGCTGAAATACACAGATGCCGTCTGCGTTGTCGATGTAAACCTCTGTCGTGTACTTGCCTGTGGTCGCCATCTCTGCTCCTATCGCCGTCCCTAACTTGTAACTACTATTATAGATAGAGTTACTAGCAAGTCAATACATAAAGAGAGTCTATGGCAAAATGCCGCCAGCGGCCATGAATCGACCGCCAGCGGCACCGCCCATGCCCCGCATTCGCGGGGAGCACCATTCCACGTCCGCGTACTACGGGTCATCCCCGCGACTGCGGGGAGCGCTTGCACACATAGTATCACCCCATGCGCGGCACCGTGGGGCCGTCCGACCACTCGACATGGATGCCGCGCTCGTGGAGCGCGTACGCGAGTATGCGGTTGGTGGCGTTGGCCATGCGCCAGTCCCACCCGTCGTCCACGCAGTGACCCTCGTCGTAGGCGTCCTGGCCCGACCAGTAGGGCAGCGCGACCGACTCGGGGTACGATCCGTGCTCTTGGGCCAGCTCGTCCACCTTGCCGAGCGCCGCCGCGACGCCCCGCCGCTGGGCGGAGAGCGCCGCGTCCAGCACGTCCCAGGCGTCCTTCGGAGGATAGTAGTCATTGGCGGGGGACTCCCACCTGCGCACGCTGCGCTGCTCGACGCCCAGCGCGTCCGCTAGCATCCCCTGCGTCATGCCCACCGTCTCGCGGATGGCGCGGAACTCGGCGAGCGTCCTTCCTCTGCCTGCCATGAGCCCTCCTAGATGGTCTCGTATGTGCAAGCCCTGTCGAGCGGCATCTCGATGCCCCGCCGCGAACTCTTGATCATCACGCGACCAGACTTCGCGACACGGACCTCGTAGCGCTCTGGGTGAAGCGCCTCGTCGGCGGCCATGGTGCGGACGATGGTGCGCGCGCTCGCGTAGACGGGGTTCCTCTCGGCGATGTACTGGTAGGCGGGTCCGAGCGCCTCGACCATGCGCTGCTCCATGGCCCTGCGCTCCGCCACCTCCGCCTCGATGGCGCGGCGGCGCTCCTCGGCCTCGGCCGCCCTGCGGGCCTCCTCGGCGTCGCGCTCCGCCTGCGCCAGCGCGAGCTCCTCTCCGGTCATCGGCCGCGAGAAGGCGCCCGCCGCGCCCCCATCCACGCCGTAGAAGTCGGTGGGGTTGGCGTACTTCCCGGTGTGGTGCCAGGAGGTGCAGCAGAAGAAGCGGGAGAAGATCTCGTCCTTCCTGAGCCCCTCGACCTCTGGGAGCATCACCCTGTCGGCGTCCGCGCACCAATCCCGGATGGCCTCGACCATGGCGGCCTTGGTCCACCTCGACCTGGGCATCTCGCCCGCGGCGTATGCCTCGCGCGCGCGGATGCTCATGGACTGTCCGTCGTATCCCGCCTGGCCGTAGGTGACCTTGCTCATTGTCTTCTCCCATTCGGAGTGGCCGGGCCTCGTGCCCTTGCCTGTGACTATATTATATGTCCTATAGTAGGACATTGCAAGCCAGAAGTGCCCTAGGCGGCACCGAATCGCCCGTGGGCGGAAGCTGCAAGCTGGTTTGATGTTTTATACACAATCATCCACGTACGGCCAGAAGCGCCCAGATACGCCTAGACACACCATGCATATGCAATGAGAGAAAAACACCTGATAAACAGGCATGCGCCCACATCATGAATTTGCCTGGGGGTCAAGGGGTCGCTGGTTCGAATCCAGTCCACCCGACCAGAAAAAAGCAGGTCGCACGGGGTGTTTCCCCGTGCGACCTTTTCTTTGTTTATGGGCTAAACCGCAACAGACCGCAATCATCTGTGACCGCACTGCACGTTAAGCCTGTGAGAGCTTACGCGATATGGCGTCCTGGGCGCTTGCGTAGGTGTCCATGTAAGGGTTCAGGTAGTTGCTCTCGAGGACGTTCGAGCCCGCGCTCCTCCCCTGCATCTGGTTGATCAGGCGCGAGTCGAGCCCCGCCCACTGGGCCAGCGTCGCGTACGTCGCGCGCATGCGGTTGAGCTGCACGAACGGCAGCCCGTCGAGCGGCCCGCCGGGCTCGAAGAGCGACTTCCACCGCTTCGGCACGTATGACGGCGTGAGCCGGTGGCCGGTCGGGACGTCCCCTGCCGTGGCGTGCCTCACGCTCTGGCATATCGGGCCAGTCGCGGCCACCTCGTGGAGCGGGTCGGCGAAGAGCGGGGCCAGGGGCACGCGACGGTATCTCCGGGAGTTCTTGGGCTCCTTCATTCCGTCCTCTGCTGTGCACGCCGCCCGGATTGTGACGCGTGCCGTCCAGTGCTCCCGGCCGTCCATGCCGAGCGCAGACGTCCAGCCGACGTCCTCCCAGTCGAGGGCCAGGGCCTCCGAGCGCGAGAGCCCGCCGCCGCACATGACGCACCAGAGCGCGAAGAGCTGGGACTCGCGGAATGCAGGGCGCGACAGCGCGGCCATGACCTCCCGTGGCCCCCACACGGGCAGCGGCGACGTGTCTCGACGCGGGAGGCGGAAGCGGTAGCCCTCCATGGGAGACTCGGCTATGAGGTGGTCGAAGCGCGCCTGGGAGAGCACCGCGCGAAGCGTGCGCACGTAGTTCGGGGCGCTCTGTGGCGGGAGTCGGTCAATCCAGCGCTGTATCGTGACGTTGGTCACGTCCGAGAGCTGTACTCTACCCAGCGATGGCGATATGTGGGCGCGCCAGTGAGCGTCGTACGTCTTTGCGTTCGCCGCAGTGGTGGATGCGTGCCTCCCTGGCGAGAACGTGCCCCAGTAGTACTCGTCGAGCGTCATGCCTGTGCCGAGCGCCGCGCACCTGCCCATCTCGTCCGCCAGACGCACGATCTCGGCGTCAGCGTCAGTCTCCGTGCCGCGCACGGTCATGTACTTGCGCCGGGGCGCACCGTCCGCGCGCCGCCCGCTCATGACGGCAATCTCCCAGACTCCAGGCCGCACCTCTCGCTTGGTGCCGAGTCTACTGCGTTCTGCCATAATGGCACCGTCTCCTTTCTCGGGGACACGTCCCCCGCGCGGGTCCGCCAAGACATTCCGCGCGGGGGATTACTTGTCTGATTACCTCGACGATGCGGCCCACGCCTTGTAGGCGCCGAATGCCGCGGCTGCCGCGAATATCACGGCAAGCACCCCGCCGGCGACGCCCCCTGCCATCGACCCCGGAATCGCGAGCACGAAGACGAGCGCCAGGAGCGCCAGGACCACCGCCACGATGCGGAGTGCCACCCCGCGCGCCTTCCCGCCGCCATTCCTCGACGGCTCGGCAGCATCGGCATGCATCGGCATGGGCTGCTCGGCGGCTCTCGGCTCAGGGGCTGGCGCGGCGGCCTTTGGCGCCTCGGGCTCCGGTTGCACCTCTGGGACGGGCTCGGCGCCCACCAGCGCGAGGAAGTCGCGCTCGGAGATCGTGCGCACGCCGGTGACGCCCGCGTACTCGGCGGCCTTCCTCGCCTTGCCAGTGTTCTCCCCCGAGAGGTTCACGAGCGTGGTCACCTTCTTGGTTACCCCGTTAGAGAGCCTGGCGCCGTTCTCGGCCGCAAGCGCCATGGCGTCGTGCTGGCCAATCGTGGCCCCCTCGCCGGTGAAGGACATGATCTCCCCGGAGAGCGGCCCGTCCTTGGCTTCGAATCGCGCGAAGTCTCGGGCGTCGGTGGAAACCTCGAGCAACGCCGACATCATGGCCTGGTGGGCGAGGCTCAGGGCCTCGGCGTCACCCACCGCGCGGTGCGCGTCGACGTTGTCGATTCCGAACGCCTCGCAGAGGTCGGAGAGCCTGCGCCCGCAGGAGAAGAGCTTTGCCTCCGAGACCGTGTCATACCATGGGTTGGAGCACGATAGGTCGGTGGATGCCGCGCAGACGGACTCGACGAACCCACGGTCGAAGTTGGCGTTGTGGGCCATGAGCGTGAGGCCGTCGCTGAACTTCAGGAACTCCCCCACGGCGTCGTGCTCGCTCGGCGCTCCCTTGAGCATCTCGGGCGTGATGTGGTTGACCTCCTGAGCCCCGCGCGAGATCCTGACCCCGCAGTCCGCGAATGACTGGAAGGTGTCGACCACCTCGTCATCGATTACCTTCACCCCGGCAATCTCGACGATCCCGTCCTTGTGCGGGTCGAACCCCGTGGTCTCGGTGTCCATTGCGACGTACGAGTGCGGCAGCTTTGCGACGCACGTGCTGCCAAGGTATGGCGTGTGGTTGAGCAGTCCCGCGAGCTCTGCGGCATCCTTCATGGTTTCCCCTAACTGACGATGCTTGTATTTGCGGCGCCGCGTGGCGCCGGTGTGCCCTGGCCTCCCTACGCGCGCCATCCCGCCGGCGCGGTGTAGCTCACGACCCTGCCTATTGGCCTGAACTCCGGTGCCTCCGGGTCATCGCTGCGTATGATGATGTCCCTGTACTCAGGGTCGTAGCTCTCTGGGTGGAGTCTTATGCCGTCCTGGGAGAAGAAGACGCGCTTCAATGTCGCGTCGTAGCCGTTGACGAACACGGCGCCCACGTCGCCGTCGCGCACCTCAAGCCCCTCGTCCACGAGCACCAGCGAGCCCTCCGGGAAAAGGCGGTTCATCGAGTTCCCGGCTACCGTGAGCCAGAAGCACTCTCCGCGCCCCTCGACGAGCGACCTCGGCGTGTCCTGGTACTCGTCTGACTGCGCGAAAGCCTCGCGCGGGGTCCCAGCCGCGATGCGGCCGACAATTGGGACCCTCACGGTGTCGACGGGCCTTGGCTTGATGATGCCTTCTGACGGAGCGATGCCGAGAAGCTCCGATACGGTGCACCCGAGCGCCTGGCTCATGGCGATGAGCACACTCGACTTCATCTCCCTTCGACCGTTCTCGTAGTACCACACGGTCTGCTGGGCGACTCCGAGCTTGTCTGCCAGCTCCTGCTGCGTGAGTCCCGCACGCTTGCGCATCTCTGCCAGCTTGTTGTGCTCCATCTTGGCTCCAATCTACCAGATGCTTGTATCTTCTACCAAAAATATGTTGACAGCAAACAGAGAACTGTTATAGTCGGGATACAAGTCGCCTACCAAACATTTGTGAGAGCGAGGTGCAATTGATGAAGCATCTAAAGGAAGAGCGTGAGCGCGAGGGCATCTCGGTCGACAGGCTAGCAGACGTCATCGGGGTCCATCCGAACACCATCAGGGGGTGGGAGCGCGGCGACTACGAGCCTACGGGAAAGAACCTCGTCCAGCTCACGTCGCTCTTCGGATGTAGCGCAGAATATCTGCTCGACATGACAGAAGAGAGGTCGGGAGGGAAGGTCGCCGTCAGGTAGCTCTGCCCCGGTACCTCCCGCGCGGTCGGCGAGGATTCGCGGCGAAAGGCTCGCCAGGCTTCCTCTCCCGCCGCGTCTCAAGGCGCGCACCAACGGGCCGCGCCCCTATCCACGGGCCCGCGCGCCTGCCCCGCGCCGGTCGCGCGGGGGGCACCGGATGAGGCAATGGAAGGCGGAGAGCGATTGGAGGGATTCGATTGAAGCGCTACGAGGCTAGGTACCACACGCCACTCGGCCTAAGGACAGTGCTCTTCGGGGCAGAGGACATCGAGGAGGCCAGGCGCATCGCCGAACACCACTGCAGATTCGGCCTGATCGAGCTCGTGTGGGTCAAGAGCGTGGACGACCCCGAGGCCGTCGTGCAGCCCGCGATGTACGGCGAGCTTACGGAATGGTCATGAGAGAAACGGCCCCGCGGGCTGCATCCCACGAGGCCACGGACAAGGAAGGAGCTTGTCATGCTCTGGATTATAGACCACATCGGTTGGATGGCGGAGGATCACTGGCCCCTCTGCGTGGCGGCCATGGCCGCGATGCTGCTCCTTGGCGCGTACGTCGAGGGGGGAACGGTGATGGTCCCGTGAGCGCGGACGAGCTTGACCCCGAGCGGCGCATGACGCCGCGCGAGGTGGCGAGGCTGGCCAGGAGGTCGGACGAGTCCGTCTACCGCGCCATACACTCGCACGAGCTGCCTGCCCGGCGAGTGAGCAGCGGCAAGAGGACCCTCTTCAAGGTTCGCCGCGCCGACGCCCTGGCGTGGATGGCCAGACCTGGCGACGAGGGGGACGATGGATGGACCTAAACGACTACACACAGCCGCCGGAGTCGGTGGCCTGGGCCGAGCGCGGGCACGTCTACCCGCGCTCCCTCAGGGCGCGCGACAGGCGCGAGCTCTTCCGCCAGTGGTGCGAGCTGAACCCCGGCGTCCTGGACGAGATGGAGCGCATGGCGCTCGACCTCGCGAGGCGCGGGAAGCGCGTCTCGGCCAAGTACCTCATAGAGCGCGAGAGGTACGAGGGGACGTGCAGGCCGGTGGGCGTGCCGTTCTACGACGAGGAGGGGACGCCGCACCGGTACGCGATCAACAACAGCGACGCGGCGCTGATCACCCGCTGGCTCCTCGACAGGCACCCCAAGATGGACGTCAAGCCACGCCGCTCTATGTTCGACGACGGGGATGATGGCTGATGTCGGTTGTCATACACGACGACTTCTGGCGCGCGGCGCAGAGCATGCCCAAGCGCCAGAGGCCGGCCTTCATCTACGCCGTCTGCGCCTACGCCTTCGACGGCACCGAGCCCGAGGGCGCGCCGGCGTGGCTGCCGACCTTCGAGGCCGTGCGCGACCGCATCTCCATGAGCGCGCGCGCCTCGGAGCGCGGTCGCATGATGGCCAACGCCAGATGGCACGGGGGCGACCCCAAGCCATCCGCCACCGACGCCACGACAGGCACCGCAGCAGATGCACAGGCACATGCACAGGCACATGCACAGGCACATGCTGGGGACGATGCACAGGCAGGCGCAGGCACGTGCACAGGCATGATGCAGAGTAAGAGTAAGAGTAAGAGTAAGAGAAAAGAGAGTGTTAGAGAAACCCATGCGGCCAAGCCATCCACGGAGCGCGGGAGGTACGGCACCTTCAAAAACGTCCTGCTCTCGGACGCTGAGCTTGCGAGGCTCAGGGCCACCTTCCCAGACGACTGGGACCAGCGCGTGGAGCGGCTCTCGTCGTACATGGCCTCCAAGGGCAAGGCGTACAAGAACCACTTCGCGACCATCCTGAACTGGGCGCGGATGGACAAGGCGAAGGCTGGTGGCGACGAGTATGCCCAGTACGACTAGGCGGTGCCCGCACTGCGGGGCCGAGCTCGCCCCGCGCGCGATCGTGCTCATGGGGCGCACGGTGTTCGCCGGCTGGGAGGAGTGCCAGTGCTACGGCGCCAGGCGCGAGCGCGAGGAGGCCGCCAGGGCCGCCGCCGAGCGAGAGCGGGCCGAGGAGGCCGAGCGCAGGGCTCGGCAGGCGCGGAGGGCCGGCGTCATGCCGCGCTTCGAGCACGCCGAGCACCCGCTCGCCACCCAGTGCGCCGAGGACATGCGCAATGGGCGCGGCCTCTACGTCTTCGGGCCGGTGGGGACGGGCAAGACGTGCCTGGCGAGCGCCACGGCGCTGCTGCTCGTCGACCAGGGCGAGAGGGTGCGATTCACGGCCATGTGGCGCGTGCTCGACGCCATCAAGCGCGGCTTCCGCGACGGCACGGACCCGCTGCCGGCCCTGCAGTCGGTGGGCTTCCTCTTCCTGGACGACCTGGGCAAGGAGTCCCCGACGGACTTCGCGCTCGAGCGGCTCTTCGCGCTCGTCGACGAGCGGAGCGCGCGGATGCTGCCGACGTGCGTGACCACGCAGTACAGGCCGAGCGAGCTGATAGCGCGCCTCGCCAAGAACGGCGACAGGGATACGGCGGTGGCCATCGTCTCGCGCCTGCGGCAGCAGTGCCGCATGGTGGAGACGTCCGGGCCGGACAGGAGGATGCAATGAGGAGGATGACAAGGCCCCCGGAGGACGAGCGCGAGTTCTGCCGCTGGCTCTTCTCGGACTGGTGCGGCTTCACCTACGCGGACGTGCGCCAGGAGGACGTGCTCGCGCTCGAGGGGCTGCTCTGCGTCGCGTACGCGCAGCACGAGCTCGACGCGAAGTCTGCGATGCACCTGCAATCGGCGCGCAGGAAGTCAGACGCGACGCGCGTCAAGACCGGCGCGGGCGGGAGCATCTCGTGCGCATACATACGCTGCGACGGCGCCTACTTCAGGGGCCGCGAGGCGGTCAGCCTCAACCCCGACGGGTTCATAGGGATCGCGGGGTGGGCGGACGACAAGAACGTTAAGCCGTTCTGCATCGCTTTCAAAGCATGGGTGACCAAATGGCTCGTGGAGAGGGCCAAGGAGAGGAGGAGCGAAGAGGATGGAGACGAGGATGAGCAGGGATGACGGACGGGCGGTGAGCGCCTTCCGCGAGAGCGTGCCGATGTCGCTCATAAGGCCGAGCGAGACCAACCCGCGCGAGGACATGGGCGACCTGGAGGCGCTGGCCCGCTCGATAGAGGCGACCGGCGGGCAGCCCGTGAGCCCCATCGTGGTGGTGCCGGACGGGGGCGTCTACAGGATCGTGGACGGCGAGAGGCGCTGGCGCGCCATGAGGGAGCTGGGCGCCGAGCGCGTGGACTGCATCGTCGTCGACGGGTACGACGACGCCGACGAGCTCGTGGCCATGATGGCCACGGACGACAAGCTCCGGCTCACCGACGAGGAGCGCGCGAGGGGCACCCAGCGCATGCTCAGGCTGGACGTGCCGGAGGGCCGCGCCGCCGGGGCGCTCGGCGCCACCGCCGAGGGGGTGCGCCGCGCCCGCAGGGTGGTGCGCGAGGCCCCCGAGCAGGCCGACCTGGGCGTGATGATCGCGGCCGCTGACGAGTCGTTCTCCGAGGGGGAGCGCAGGAGCGTGCTCGGGTGCGCCTCAGACGAGCTGGCCGAGGCCAAGGCCGACCAGATACGCAGGCGGCACAGGGCCGACGCCGAGACGCGCGAGGCGCGCGCGGCGATCGACCACGCCCAGCCGGGGGTCGAGTACCGTGAGGGCTTCCCGCCGATATGGTCGCCTGAGTCAAAGGGCCTCCTCTACCTCGGCTCCGTCTCGACGCCCGACCCGGCGAAGCTCGCCAGGGTGCTGGCGGGCGCGGACGACGACGCCTCCGTCGTGGCGTACCGGCGCGCCGAGGGCAAGGCGGGATACGAGCTCTTCGTTGAGGATCCCGGCGCCGAGCGCGGGAAGGCCGAGGAGGCTGAGCGCAAGCGGAGGGACGACGAGCTTGCCGAGCGCTACAAGGGCTGCTTCGACGACATGGCCAAGTGGGTCCTATCCGTCGTGGCCGGCTCCGTGACGCTCAGGCCATGGCCAAGGGGGTCTGACCCGCTCGTCGGCAGGCACCGGTCGTGGGGCTGGTACGCGAAGGAGCTTGTGCCTGAGGAGAGGCTCGATTCCGTCCTCGAGACCGTCCCCTGCAACTCCTTCGAGGTCGCCTCGGCAGTCCTCAAGTGCTATCGGGGGGACGGCCGCCTGCTCAGCTGGGACCACCGCATCATCAAGGACGCAGCGGAGGACTTCATGGCCGCCTTCGACTGGTGCCGAGACCACGGCTGGGCGCCGTCGCCCGACGAGGAGGAGCTCAGGGCCACGATGGCCGAGTGGAGGAAGTGGGGTGCCGGCGATGGGCACTAGGCCGCAGTGGGCCGAGGAGGAGGAAGAGGCCATGCGCCTGGCGCGGGACGCAGGGGTGGACGAGAGGAGCGCGGCCGCGTGGCTGGCCGCATGCGGATGGAGGAAGAGATGAGCAGGATTGGCGACGAGCTGAGGGAGTGGATCGATGACGAGAACCTATATCCGGCTCAGATTGCCGAGCTCAGGCGCATTGCAGGCCGCATCGACAAGGAGATGGTCGGGCTGCCGCTCGGCGCGGACGGGAGGCCCATCCACGTGGGTGACACCGTGTACGCAGACAACGACTTCTCGTTGGAATACAAGGTCAGTTACATCGGTTTTTCCGACAAGGGTGTCGCGGTTGGCATAAAGGCCACTGGCATAGACACGTACCGGGGTCCGGCCTGCATCACCCACGAGCGCCCGGACAGCTGGGCGCGCATCGCGGACGAGCTTGAGGCCAAGACGAACGGCTGCGGCCACCAGGGGTTCGTGATTGTCTCTCGTGACGAGATTGACGAGATGGCCGCGCGCATCCGCGCCCTGGCCGGGAAGGGGGACGGGCGATGAGCGACAGGCCGAACCACAGGCGGTGCGAGGTCCACTTCGCGAGCGGCGAGGTCGCCACGGTCAAGTCAGACTCGGAGACCGGCGAGAGCTTCGTGCAGGAGCTGAATGGGCGCGGCGAAGTTGACAAGTGGCAGGCGTTCAACGGCGTCTTAGTCAACTTCGACAACGTCACGTACATCAGGGAGGTGGGCTGATGAGAGAGTACGTGTGCGTGTTTGGAACGCCTGGGAACGAGATTCCCTTCTTGCGAGAGCAAATCACGCGCTGCAAGGACTGCACGTGCTTCGAGCCGGCAGTCTCCGACGTGGCAACCGACTGGTGCACGCTTGAAGGGGGCCGCAGCACGACTCCCCACGACTTCTGCTCCCTCGCGAAGACGGACGGGGAGGAGGACGACCGATGAGTAGAGCCTACTGCGAGTGCCCGCACTGCCGCAGGCCGGTCCCAATCAGGTGGGACTGGGAGGCGCTCAAGACCGCCCACGTGGACGGCGATGACGGCGATGTGGTCACCGACAGCGACTGCCTCGACGCCAGGAGGGTCATGTACCTGCACCACATAAAGTGCCCGCACTGCGGGAAGCGCCTGCGCGTCGAGCACGAGCTGGTCCCGACGTTCTACGCGAGAGAGGAGGCATGCGATGCCGACTAGCGACGAGCGCCGCGAGGCGGCGGCGAGGCTGAGGGGCTGCGCCCGCGACGTCAATGGCACATGCGACCTTGGCATGCATCTCAGCCATTGGGTCGGAGCGGGCGGCGAGGGAGGAGGGGACCAGTTCTCCGTCGCGGCCGACCGCAGGCTCGCCGAGAGGACGCTCGGGAGGCTCGCCGACCTCATGGACCCGACGTGCGAGGTGGTCCCATTTGATGAGGAGAGCATGAGGTTGCCGCACTGCTCGAGATGCGGACAGCCGATGCTCAAGCCGTGGCCCAGCTTCTGCCCGAACTGCGGCTCCCGCGTCACGACGGGGGGCGATGCCGAGTGACGGGCTGGGTGGTGCTCTTCGTGGCCCTGGCGGCGGCCGCCGTCTCCGTCGCGGCCTGGCTCGCGGGCTACGCCGAGGGCATGGCGGACGGCACGCGGCTGCTGGCGGAGTGGTGCGGGCGGCACATCGACTGGGGTGACGGAGCGGGTGACGGCGAGTGACCGCCAACGCCAGGCGCCCAAGGGTTTGGCGCAACCCGCGCGGCACGTGGTGCGCCCAGGTGTACCTGGGAACCGCACCGGACGGCCGCAAGGTGCGGCCGTACCGCACGCTCCCCGACGCGGGCTCTGAGGATGAGGCGCGCCGCATGGCAGAGGAGTGGGTGGCGAGCCTCACGGCCGGCGGCGAGTCCGTGCGAAGCACTCTCGTCTCCGACCTGCTCGACGCCTACGTGGAGGACCGCGCCGCCAAGGACGTCGCGCCGAACACCGCGCGCCAGTGGAGGACGTTCTCCCACGCCTACGTCGACCCGTACATAGGCGGGAGGATCGCGTCAGAGGTCACCGCACACGACCTCTCGGCGCTCGAGTCGCGCCTGCTGGCACCCAGGGAGCGCGGCGGGCGCGGCCTCGCGCGCGGCTCCGTGCGCGACGTGCACACGTTCCTCTCGCTCGCCTTCGACCGGTGGGTCGGCATGGGCATATGCGGGTCAAACCCGATGAGGAGCGTCACCAAGCCGCGCGCGGACAGGCACGAGGCCGTGGCGGTGGACGAGTGGGACTTCGCGACGCTCGACGCCGCGCTCGCGGACAGGGTGCTCTCGTGCCCAGGGGACGGCGGGGGCGCCACGAGGTGGCTCTCCGCCTGGGCGGCATGGCTTGCCCTCCACACCGGGATGCGCCTTGGCGAGACGTGCGCCGTGCGCAGGCGCGACGTGTCCAGGAGGCTCGGACGCGTGCGCGTGTGCGGGAGCGTCTACGAGCCGGGAGGCGGCGCGGAGCCGGTGCGCGCCGACACCAAGGGCCGCAGGAGCCGCAGCGTCTCGCTCACCGAGCGCGAGCTGGACATGGTCGGCGAGGTCGTGCGGATGCAGGACTCGCGCGCCGGCCGCGCGCTTCCGCCGGACTCGCCGCTCGTCACGCTCGACGGCTCGACCGCCCGCCCGTCGACCGTCTCCCGGGGCTTCTCGGCGATACGCGACGCCTGCGGCCTCCCGCGCGGCTGCACCTTCCACAGCCTGCGGCACACGCACGCGACGTGGCTCCTGCTCTCGGGCGTGGACGTCAAGACCGTCTCCGAGCGCCTGGGGCACGCCGACGAGGCGATAACCCTGCGCGTCTACGCGCACGTGATGCCCGGGCGCGACCAGGCGGCCGCCGCCGCCTTCGAGCGATTCGCGGACGAGGCGAGGGGCGGCGTCGCGAGGTGCAAGCGGGGTGCAAGCGGGCGGGAGCCGCCGCCAGCCACGGGTGGCGCCATAGCCGCAGGGGGCGGCGCGCGTACGGGGCCTGCCGGCGACACCCCCAGGCATAAAACAGGTAAGAATCCGAATGATGCGGGAAAGAGGTCAGAATGAGCGAGGGAATCAACGCGGTCGCGCTCTCCGGCGCGCTCGGCGCGGACCCGGAGCTGAGGGCCACGGCGGGCGGCACGGCGGTGCTTACCTTCTCCCTGGGCGTGGGCGAGCGCAGGCGTGGGGCGGACAGCCAGTGGTCCGACGCCGTGAGCTGGATAGGCTGCACCGTCTTCGGGCGCCGCGCCGAGGCGCTCGGCAGGATCCTGCGCAAGGGCACCAGGGTCGCGCTCTCCGGGAGGCTGCGTGCCAGCTCGTGGGAGAGGGACGGCGTGCGCCACAAGCGCGTGGAGGTGGTCGCAGAGACGCTCGACATCCTGTCCAGGCCGCAGGCCGAGGGGCTGGCTCAAGAGCCGGCACCTGCGGCAGAGCCAGACATCTACTCAGAGGACGTGCCCTTCTAGCCATCGGAGGTTGAGCGTGGTCGACCCATACACCTATCAGACGGCGCGCGACCTCTTCGAGGCGGCACGCTCCGCGCGGGTCGAGGAACGCCGCACCATGCGCACCATCGGAGAGATGCGCGCCCGCGAGGGGCTGCGCGCCAGGGCGTGCGGTGCCGGTGGCGGCGGAAGGCCGCAGGACGACCCGATGCGCGCCACCGACCAGCGCATCGACTACGAGCGCGTCTGCCGGAGGAGAGTCGAGGAGGACCGCGCCCTCGTGGGATTTGCCGAGAAGGTGCTCTTCGGGGACGGCGGCGACGGCGGGCTGGCGAGCCTGATGGTGGGGATGCCGTACGCCGACGTGCTCCACTGCTACTACTGCGAGGCCATGACATGGCAGCAGACCGCGCAGACGGTCGGCATGAGCAGGAGGTGGTGCCAGGACGCGGCCTCCACCGCACTCGACACGATCGACCACTCCGGCCTGTGGCGCTCCATGGTGGGCATCGGGCGTGCCGAGGGGTAGCAGTGCCAACGGTTGCCACCTCGTGCCACCTCGTGCCACCGATTGCCACAGATTGCCACCCCGTGCGCGCCGATTTGTGGTTACATGGCAGCATCGACTCGGCGCGGCCGGGGGTGGCCCCAGGGCCGACCGGTCGCGATGGCGGACCCCCGATGCGCACGGCGATGGCGCACCGGGGGTCCGTCCGTATGCACGGGAGGCTTTCCGATGGTCCCACTGCAGCAGATGGCCGACCTGGCCGCATGGCACGACACCACGGTGGCATGGGCCTTCCGCCGCGCGCTCCTGGTGCGGGGCGTCGTGGTGCGACTGCCGCGCACGCGGCGCCACGCCCACGACCGCGACCGCGCCTATGAGCTGACCGGGCGCGAGCTCAGGGAGCTGATGGCGAACCGGGCCAGCCCGATGGACTGGCCCCGATGACCGGGGGTGGGGTGCATGTGCGCCAGCACGGGGGAACGTCCCGGCGCGGCAGCGCCGCGTGGCAGCGGCTGCGCCACATGGCCTTCGAGCGCGACCGCGCGCTCGACGCACCGTGCTGGATTTGCGGTCGCAAAATCGACTACTCGCTCGGCCTGAGCAAGAGGAGCGGCACTCCCTGGGCGTATGAGCCAGATCACTACCTCGACGTGTCGCGCCACCCCGAGCTGGAGTACGAGCTCGCCAACCTCAGACCGGCACACTGCAAGTGCAACCGCGCTCGCGGCAAGCGCGCAGGCATCCACGAGCTTGGTAGCCCGTCCCGCGACTGGTAGGGGGAGGGGCGTTGGAATCTAAAAGTTAACCTAATGCGCCACTTTTTCCCCGGCCGCAATCATTTCCCCCCGACGGGATTTCGTGACCGGGTGGTCTTGCGCACGGGGCTTGAGTGAATGTAAAGTACCTTGCTTTTACCCATGCGAGCGGGGGTGTGCGTTGCCAGGCAAGCGCGGGAGCCCAGAGAGGGTCAACGAGATAGACAGAGCGCAGCGTATGCTGCGCGACCTGGGAGGGCTGGACGAGGCCACCATCGACCTCGTGCGGCCGCTGGTCATAGAGGCCGCTTGGACCGAGCAGCGCCTCGCGGACGCCCGCAGGCTGATAGGCACCTCCGACATCGTGGTGCCGTACGACAACGGCGGCGGACAGGAGGGCGTGCGCCGCAACCCGGCATATGACGGGTACAACGCACTGGCCAAGACGTACGTGGCCTACCTCAAGCAGCTCGAGACGATGACCGGCGCGCAGGTGTCAGGCGATGACGAGGCGACGTCGCCGCTCGCGAGGCAGAGGAGGGACTCGCCGCTGGCGCGATAGGGGGTGCGCGGATGGCAGGGCTTGTCGGCCACGAGGAGCCGCGCCTGTACACCCCGCCGCTGCGCGAGCTGACGCCGGACACCTCGCTCGGCTTCGACGTGATCGGCTTCGCGACCAACGTGCTCGGCATGGACCTCATGCCGTGGCAGCGCTGGCTGCTCGTGCACGCGCTCGAGATAGTCGGCGACTTCGGCGGGGAATGGCACCTGAGGTTCGTCACGGTCGTGATCCTCGTCGCGAGACAGAACGGGAAGACCAAGCTCATCGGCGTCGTGACGCTCTATTGGCTATACATGCTCTGCGCCGCGCTCGTCATCGGCATGGCGCAGGACCTCCCGCGCTCCGCCGACACGTGGGAGGCGGCCGTGGCGATGGTCGAGGACACGCCGGCGCTCAGGGCGGAGATGGTCAGGCCGAAGCGCGGCAACTCGGGGCGCGACCTCGTGCTCAAGGGCCGTCGCCACTACGTGACGAAGCCACCTACGCGCAGCGCCGGACGCGGGGGCAGCGCGCAGCTCGTCATCATGGACGAGATGCGCGAGCAGCAGTCCTGGGACGCCTGGGACGCAGTGTCGGACACGGTACTCGCGCAGGAGGACGGCCTCATCTGGTGCGCCTCGAACGCCGGGGACTCCCTCTCGGTCGTGCTCCGCTCGAAGCGCTTCCAGGCGCTGCGGGCCATCGGGGACCCGGACGGCTGGTGCGTGGAGCAGAAGGACCTAGTCGCGCAGAACCTCCCGGATGACGAGCAGCTCGGCCTGTTCGAGTGGAGCGCCGCCCCCGGCCGCGACGTGTGGGACCGCGAGGGCTGGCGCGAGGCCAACCCCTCGCTCGGGCACGGCTTCCTCACGGAGAGGAAGCTCCGCGCGTCGATAGCCGGCAAGACGGAGGCAGGAGCGCGGACAGAGAACCTCTGCCAGTTCGTGGGGATGATGGCCAAGCCGCCCTTCCCGGACGGCGCATGGGAGGCTGGCACAGACCCGGCGAGCGAGATAGCACCGGACAGCCCGCTGTGGTGGGCCGTCGACGTGAGCGCCGACCGCATGCACTCGTGCATCGCGGTGTGCGGCCTGCGCGCCGACCGCACCTACCACGTCGAGGTCGTGGCGTACCGCCCCGGCCTCGCCTGGGTGACGGGGTGGCTCGCCGGGCGCGCCGACCCGTCGCGCCCGATGCGCGTCGCGTACCAGGGCAAGGGCGCCCCCGTCACGTCGATGGCGGAGGTATACGGGCAGGTCGACTCCGTCGAGCTCGTCCCTGTCTCCGGACCTGACGTGGCCGCGTACGCGGGCCGCTTCTGGGACGGCGTCGCGGCGCTCGACCCGGCGCGCCCCGGAGGGACCGGCAGCGACGCGGTGCCGGTGCGGCACAGGCCGCAGCCGGTGCTCGACCTCGCCGCCGCGGTGGCCAGGACGAGGGCCGCGGGCGACGGCGCATTTATGTGGGACCGCGCTGGGTCCACCGAGGACATCTCCCCCCTCGTGGCCTGCTCGACGGCCTACGGCCTCGCGACGGCGGTGGACAGGGACGAGCGCCCGGCCAAGAGCGCCTACGAGGACTGCGGCCTCATGACCGTGTGACACAGCGGCCCCGCCATGGCGCGGGGCCTCATTTGGATGCAGATTGGGGGCATCGGGTGGGAATCCTGTCAAGGCTCACGGCGAGGGACGGCCGGCGCGTGAGGGTGAGCTACGGGCCCCGCGCGACCGAGGTCCTGGGGCGCACGCCCGACGAGATGTACCGCACCCAGCCCGCGCTGCGGGCCGTCGTCTCCTACATCTCCGAGAACGTCGCCGCCGTGCCGCTCAAGTGCTACGAGCGCCGCGGCGAGAACGACCGCCCGCGCGACACCACGTCCGCGCTCGCGCTCCTCCTAGAGCACCCGAGCGACGGGGTCACGACATACGAACTCGTGCGCGACACGATGGCAGACGCCCTGCTCTACGGCTGGGCGCTCTGGTACGTCGTGCCGAGCGCCGACTCCGAGAGCGGCTGGGAGATAACGCGCGTCCCGCCCGGGTGGGTGTCCGACAGGTTCACCTCGGACGGCTGGTCGCCATCGTCCTACGTCATCCAGGTGCCCGAGGCGGGGCGTGCCCCCGTCACCGTCGATGCAGCGGACACGCTCTCCTTCTCGCTCTACGGGGCCTCGGGCCCGCTCGACCCGGCCTCGCCGGTCGACGCGCTCAAGCAGGTGCTCGCCGAGCAGGTGAGCGCCTGGGACTACCGCAACAAGGTGTGGCGCAACGGCGGCTGGGTCTCCCGCTGGATCTCGCGCGGCGAGGGCGTCGAGTGGGGCCCCGAGGGACGCGACCGCTTCGCCAGGTCGTGGAAGGCCCGCTTCTCCGGGCCTGACGGGACCGACACCGGCGGGACGCCCATCCTCGAGGACGGCATGCAGCTGCACGACACGCAGCTCAACGCCCGCGAGGCCCAGTTCTCCGAGTCCACGCAGCTCACGCGCCAGGACGTGGCCGCCGTGTACGGCATCAACCCGTCCCTCATCTGGCATTCGAGCACGCAGACCTACGCCAGCGCGAAGGACAACGCGCGGAGCCTCTACTCGGAGACGCTCGCGCCGAAGTTCGACCTCCTCTGCGAGCGCATCAACAAGGTGCTCGCGCCGCGGCTCGCGAGCGGGGGCTCCTACGCCGAGTTCGACGTGCTCTCCAAGCTCAACTCCAACCCCGCGGACATGATCTCGACCCTCGTCAGCGCGTCCGGCCGCCCGGTCCTCACCGGGGACGAGGCGCGCCGCATGCTCAACCTCCCCGCCGTGGGAGGCGACATGGGCGAGGTCGTGACCCCGCTCAACCTCGCGGTAGGAGGGGTGGGCGCCGCGTCGGGCGAGGACGGGGGCGAAGCCTCTGCCGAGGCGCGGCAGGGCTCGGCATCCGGCGAGCCGGCCGCCAAGGCCGCGGGCAGGGAGCCCACGTGGAGCCTCAAGGCCCGCGCCGACGCCGACGGCTCGGTCGCGATGTCGCGCACCCTCGCGCGCTTCTTCCGGCGCCAGGCGAAGGCCGTGCTGCCCAAGGTGGGCGCCGCCAAGGCGCACGGCACCGCCGCGAAGTCCGGCGACCCCGACTGGTGGGACTCGGACCGCTGGGACAGGGAGCTGGCCGACGACCTCGAGCCCGTGCTCAAGCGCTTCGCGACGCGGAGCGGGAGGGCCGCCGCCGAGAGGATGCGCGGCGAGTACGACGCGTCGCGCACCGACGCCTACCTGCGCAAGGTGGCGGAGGGGCGCGCGAGCGGCATCAACGCCGTGACGCGCCGCCGGCTGCTCGACGCCCTGGACGCGGAGGACGCCGACGAGGATGGCTCCGCCACCCCCGCAGACGTCTTCGAGCAGGCGGAGGACGGCCGCTCGGCGCGCCTCGGCGTCTCGATGGCTGCGGCGGCGGCCGTCTTCGGCGTGCGCGAGGCCACCGAGCAGCTCGCCCCCAAGTCCTCCTACCTGCGCATGAAGACGTGGGTCCACGACCGCGACGGCGCCACGGAGCACCCGCGCACAGACCACGAGGCCATGGACGGCGAATGCGTCGAGTGGGACAAGCCGTTCTCCAACGGCTCGCAGTTCCCCCACGACGGCTCGGCCGGCGTGGGGGACGAAGCCTACTGCCGCTGCGGCATCGACGTAGACATCTACAGGCTCTAGGGGGCGCGGATGGTCATACACGTGATAACCGGCCCGCCATGCGCGGGCAAGACGACCTACGTGCGCGAGCACGCGGCGCCCGGCGATGTGAGGGTTGACCTCGACCTCATCGCCCAGGCGCTCGGCAGCGACAGCCCGCACGACGCCCCGGACGAGGTCAGGGCGGCCGCCTTCGCGGCGCGCTCCGCAGTCGTTGGCCGCGCCCTCGCCGGGGCGGCAAAGGCCGACCACTGGGTCATACACACGAACCCCACGGACGAGCAGCTCGCTGCCTACGAGGCCGCGGGAGCCGAGACGGTCGCGCTCGACCCGGGCATAGACGAGTGCCTGCGACGCGCCGCCGAGGATGGGCGGCCGGAGCGCACATACGACGCAATCCGCGCCTGGTACGCGGGACAGAAGGGAGCATCAGTGAGGCATACGAAGGACTTCCGCGTGGAGGTCAAGGACGCGGGCGAGGGTGACGGCGGAGGGCACACCTTCGAGGGGTACGCCGCGACCTTCGACCGCGTGCCTGACAGCTACGGGGACGTGATCGCCAGGGGCGCCTTCGCGGACACCCTCAAGGCGTACGAGGACGAGGGACGGCGCATCCCGCTGCTCTTCGGCCACAACATGGGCGACCCGGACTACTCGCTCGGCTACGTGGACGCGGCCGAGGACGAGCGCGGCCTCAGGGTCACCGGCCACATCTTCTCGGACTCCCCCAAGGGCGAGACCGTCTACCGCATGCTCAAGCGCGGCCTCGTCGACCGCATGAGCTTCGCCTACGACGTCCTCGAGGACGGCCAGGTGACGCTCGACGACGGCACCAAGGCGCACGAGCTGCGCAGGCTCGACCTCTTCGAGTGCTCCATCGTTACCGTCCCCGCCAACCAGGCGGCGCAGATAACCGAGGTCAAGGGGGGCGCGGCGCTCTCGAAGGAGTGCCGGCGCAACTCGAAGGCCGGCGAGGAGCCGCTCGCGGCGCTGCGCGACCTGCTCGCGCAGGCGCTCGACGTGGCGGTCGGCCTCATCGGCGACGCCGGCGACGAGGGGGACGGCGGCGACGGAGAGGGCGACGAGGGCGGCGGCGGTGCCAACGGCGGGGAGCCGGAGGAGCGCCAGGGAGACGCCAAGGCGCTCGCGGACGTCGCGACAAGGTACGCGCGATTCATCCAGTAGACCAGAAAGAAGGAGCACAGATGCCCACAATCAGGGAGCAGTTCGAGCAGGCGAAGGCGGACTTCGCCGCCGCCTTCAAGGCAGGCGACGCCGAGAGGGCCAGGGAGGCCGGCGAGCTTGCGGAGAAATACGAGGCCATCGTGAAGATGGCCGACGAGAAGGGCGCCAAGCTCAACGCCGGCGCGCCCGTGCGCCACTCCGGCGCGCGCGGCACGCTGGGCGAGTGGGCCGCGAAGTCCCTCGACCTCTCGGCCTTCTCCGGCCGCAGCCAAGCCAGCATCGTGACCGCCGAGGGCTACAAGGCCGCCGCAGACACCAACACCACCCCAGCATCCGCTGCAGACTACAGCACCTACCTCGACAAGAACATCGTCCCCGCCAACCGCCGCCGCCTCCAGGTGCGCGACCTCCTCGGATCCGAGTCCCGCGACTCGGCCGCAGTCGAGTGGCTCGTCGAGGGCGCCATCGAGGGCAAGCCCGCCGTCGCCAAGGAGGGCGGCACCCTCTCCCAGTACCACTTCGCCGACCCGGAGAAGAAGACCGCCGCGCTCGAGAAGATCGGCGGCTTCTACCGCGAGAGCTACGAGATCGTGACAGACCAGGCTTGGCTCGCCAGCTCCATCAACGACCGCGGCCTCTACCTCCACGACCTCACCGTCGAGGACAAGCTCGTCTCCGACCTCTCCGCGACAGAGGGGGTGCAGATCGCGACCACCAAGAGCGCCGGCCTCGCGGACGCCATCTTCCAGGCGATCACCAACATCGGCAACGCGACGCCCTTCATGGCCGACGCGGTCGTGCTCAACCCCGCCGACTACCAGACCCTGCGCCTCGCCAAAGACACCAACGGGCAGTATTTGGGAGGTGGTTATTTCTCCGGACAGTATGGCTCGCAGGGCGGCATCGTCCTCTACCCCGACGTGTGGGGCCTCACTACCGTGGTCACCTCCGCCGTCGCCGCCGGCTCCCCGTGGGTCGGCGCATTCAAGGCTTCCGGCTCCGTCTTCACCAGCGCCGGAGAGGGCCTGCGCGTCGAGATGACCAACTCCGACAAGGACGACTTCGAACACGACCTCGTGGCCATCCGCGTCATCGAGCGCCTCAAGCTCGCCGTCCGATACCCGGCCGGCCTCGAGAAGCTCACCATCTCCGAGGCATAGGGCAACCAGGGGCCGCCCGCGCGGGCGGCCCCACGACGAACGGGGGGCTCCGAAATGATGAAGCAGTACGACATCGGTGGCCTCACATTCCAGTACGTGGAGGGCCACCAGTCCCAGGCCGCCGTCGAGCACGTCGAGCCGTCGCAAAAGCCGCGCCCGTGCGCGAAGCGGGCGAAGGCACCGGCCAACAAGTCGAGGGAGGTGTCGGACAAGTGACCACACGCACCCCCTGGGGATACGAGGTCGAGGGGGCGCTCCCACCGCTCATGACGGCGCCCGAGTTCTCGACCGCCACCGGGGGGCAGCTCTCCGCCACCACGGAGACCGTCGAGTGGGCGCTCGCCGCCTACTCCGCGGCCATCCGCGCGCACTGCGGCTGGCACGTCGCGCCGTCCCTCGCGTGCGTGGCGAATGCCGACGGCGGCCGCGTGCTCAGGCTCCCAGCCATGGCCGTCTCCGGCGTCTCGTCCGTCTCGGTCGGCACGCTGGAGGCCGACCCCTCGTCCTACGAGTGGTCGGCGAGCGGAATGGTGCGCTTCGTGCGCCCGTGCGCCGCCGCGCGCGCCGGCTGGCGCTCAGTCCGCGTCGCGTACACGGCGGGGCTGGACTCCGCGTACGACCTCTCCGCGACGCTCGTCGCGCTCGTGAGCGAATTCCTCGTGGCTCACCCAGGCATCTCGTCGCAGACCGCCGGGGGCACGCAGGTGGGATACAGCGTGAACGTGGGCGTCAGGAGCCACGGGGCGGAGCTCGCGCCATACAGGCTGGTGGTCTAGATGCCGATGCCTATGTGGGAGCTCGTCGCCGTGACTATCGAGCGGCCCGGTGCCAAGGAGTCGCGCGGCACGACGGTCCCCGACTGGTCCAGGAAGACCGAGAGGGAGGTCACCGGGTGCTGGGTCGGAAACGCCTCTACCTCGTCAGACTCGTCCGACGAGGGGCGCGCCGCGAACATGCGCCTGACGCTCTACGCGCCGCCAGGCACGGACGTGCGGCGCGGGGACCGCGTGACCTACGCCGGAGACCGCTACGCCATCGACGGAGAGCCAATCGAGTACCCGTCACCATTCGGAGGCGCGGACCACATCGAGTGCGCGCTCGTTGACTGGGAGTGATAGGCATGGAGAAGGTGGGAGGCTTCCGCCTGGAGCTCGACCACGACGGCATCGCGGCGCTCCTGCGCTCGCAGCCGATCGCGGGAGAGTGCGAGGCGTCCGCGCGCCGAATCGCGGCGGCGGCCGGCGAGGGCTTCGAGGTCGTCGGCCCGAGATTCACCGGCCAGCGCGCGGCCTACAGCGTGCGCGCCGCCACCGATGACGCCATGGTGGCCGAGGCCACCGACAAGTCGCTCTCGAGGGCGGTGCAGGCATGCAGAGCCTGACGTCCCCCATCGACGCGGAGGCAGCACTCGCGGCCGACCTCACGGCGCTCTGCGGCTTCCGGGTGTCGGCCAACCCCCCAGATGCCGTGGGAGGGGGCGCGCCGGTCGCGCACGTGACGCAGCTCGGGTGCGCCCCGTCGACCCCGGTGTCGTGGGAGCACGACATGTCCATCGACGTGTGGGCGGGGGCGGTCCCAGACTACGCGGACGCGACGGACGCCGCTCGGAGGCTCGCCGGAATCGTGGCCACGCTCCACATGCGCGCGGCCCCGTCTGGGGTCGCGTGGAAGTCACCGACCGTCACGAGCGCCTACCCAAACCCCGACCCCAACCACGCGGGCGTACCGCGCGTCACCGTGGCGTGCAACGTCGCCGCGCGCGGGGAGTCAATCGACTGAAGGAGGCCCACATGGGCATCGACAGCAACAAGGTTTACCTCACAGAGCCGGACCAGTCGCCGACCACGGGCGCCATCCGGACCGCGAAGGTGGGGACCGCAGCCCCCACCGACGCGCGCACCAAGCTCCCAGACGCGTGGTCTGGCGGGCTCGGGTACGTCGGGGAGGACGGAATCACCGTCTCCGGCCTCATCGCCGCAGGGGACGCCGTGCGCGACTGGGCCAAGAAGAAGATCCGAGTGACGAGGGGCGAGGCCGACCCGACCGTCACGATCCCCGCCATCCAGATCGACAAGGGACTCGCGGGCTTCATGCTCCACGAGGGAGACTTCAGCGTCACTGAGGCCACGGCCGAGCATGGCGAGGTCATCGTCCTCAAGTTCTCCGGGGAGCCGGGGCCGGCCAACTCGGTCTGCATCAACATGAAGGACGAGGACCGCAGGGTGCGCGTGTACATGCCGAGCGCCCAGGTCACGTCCATCGACGACGTCAGCCTCAAGCCGGGCGTGCCCAACAAGTTCTCCATGACGCTCTCTCTCAACGCGGACTCCGACGGCTACTACGTCTACTTCATCTACGACGACGGACGGGTGGTGGGCGCGTAATGGCTGACTTCGTCCTGCAGAGGCACGCGCCCGTGCCTTTCACGTTTCGGATCGGGGACTCAGACTACTCGGTGCCGCAGGCGCAGTGCCTGACCTACGAGGAGGTGCGCGCGATCTCCGCCGGCAGCGGGGTCTCCAGGGTGGACGCGACCCGTGCCGTCTTCGAGGCGCACGCCCCGGGATGCACCGACGGGCTGACCATCGCCGAGCTGCGCGACCTCTTCGCCGCATGGAACGACTCCTCGAAGGCGTCCATGGGGGAATCGTCGCCCTCGTCCGAGTAGACCGCGAGACGGACGGGGCGCTCGACGCCGACTGCATGACGCACCTCGGCACGCGGCTGGCGGACGTGCCGCCCACCATAGGGTGGGACGGCCTGCTCGTGCTCTACCGGCACGCCGACGAGACGTGGGCGACGTGGAGGGCGCAGCGCAAGGGGGACGTCGGGGACTGGTACTCGACCCGCAGGACCAACGCCCTGCTCGCCGACTGCATCGACGCAATAAACGCGGCGGCGTACGTCGTGGCCAAGGCGCACTCGAAGAAGGGCTCAAGGCCGAAGGCACCGGCTCCCGTCGAGCGCCCGTGGGTAAAGGCCGCCGGCGAGCGGCACCTAGGCTCCGGGGCCATCCCGCAGTGCGAATTCCTCGACTGGTACTACGGCAGCGGATGACGGGGGTCGGCCACTCGGCCGGCCCCCGGTCTCGTATGCGAGGTGGTATAGATGGCAGATGGCGTCAACGTCGCTAACGCGTACGTCTCGATCATGCCAAGCATGCAGGGCGCCGAGAAGAGCATCACCGACGCGCTCTCAGGAGCGATGGAGGGCGCCGGAGACGAGGCCGGGTCCAAGGGGGGCAGGTCAATCCTGGACGCCGTCACCGGGCAGCTCGACGGGCTCGGGGACAGGCTAGGCGAGCTGGGAAACGGCGCGGGCTCGTCGCTCGTCGACGGGATAACCGGCGTGCTCGGCGCCGCCGGGCCGGCTGCGGTCGCGACCGCAGTCACGGCATGCGTCATCGGCGTGGGCTCCGCGCTAGAGGGCATCGGGGAGGACTTCGACGCGATGTCCGACAGCATCCAGATCTCTACCGGTGCGTCGGGCGACGCCCTGGACGAGCTGGGGGACTCGGCGAAGCAAGTGGCGACCACCGTCCCCGTGAGCTTCGAGGAGGCCGGAGGCATAGTCGCCGGCTTCTCCCAGCGGATGGGCCTCGCGGGCCAGGCGCTCACGGACGTCTCGGACCGCGCCGCCGCGCTCGGCGAGCTCACGGGCCAGGCCGTCGACGTCGACAGGCTCACCGGGGCCTTCAACGCCTTCTCGGTCTCCGGCGAGGACGCCGCAGGCGAAATGGACTACCTCTTCGGCGTCTCCCAGCAGACCGGGATGGGATTCAACGACCTCGTCTCAGTCGTGCAGTCGAGCGGGCCGGCCATGCAGGAGCTCGGCTTCAGCCTCGACGACGTCGCGGACATGGCCGGGCAGCTAGACAAGGCGGGCCTCAACTCGTCGTCGGTGCTCGGGTCGATGAAGAAGGCCCTCTCCTCCGTCGCGGAGAGCGGAGGGGACGTCCAGAAGACTTTCTCCGACTCGGTCTCAGCCATCGAGGGGTACGTCAGCGCCGGGGACGACGCCGCCGCCATCAGCGCCGCGAGCGACATCTTCGGCACGAGGAACGCCCCGCAGTTCGTGGCGGCGCTCAAGAGCGGCGCCATCAGCATGGACGACCTCGGCCAGAGCGCCCTCGGCGCCCAGGGCGACATCATGGGCACCATGGAGGCCACCGACGACTGGCCGGAGAAGTGGAGGCTCATCCAGAACGGGGCCGAGGCGGCGCTCGAGCCTTTGGGCTCCGCAGTGATGGGGGGAGTCACCTCCACCGTCGAGGGGCTGGGAGGGGCGCTCGACTGGCTCTCTGGGGCGCTGTCCCCGCTCGGCGACACGCTCTCCGGACTGGTGGACGGGGCCATGGCGAAGGTCGGCCCGGTCATCGAGCCGCTCATGCCATCGCTCGAGCGCCTCGGCTCCTCCGTGCTCCCGGTCATACAGGGCGCGGTCTCGGCGCTATGCGGGGCGCTCGGCATCGTGGGCTCAGCCCTGTCGGTGGTGTGGGACGTCCTGTCCCCGGTGGTCTCCGTGCTCGTCTCCGTGCTCGGGGTCGCGATAGACGCCGTGGCGGGCGCGCTCACGCTTCTCGGTCCCGTGCTCGACGCCATCGGCGTCGCCTTCCAGACGGCCTCCGACATGGCCACCGCCGCCTGGGAGCCGATAGGCGGCTTCTTCTCTGGAATCGTGAGCGCCATCCAGGGATTCTTCTCGCCCATCGGGGACTTCATCGGTGGCGTCTTCGCGGACGGCGCGGCCTTCGTGAGCGGCCACGTCGAGGAGATCAAGTCATTCGTGGGGGGAATCCCCGGGGCCGTACAGGGCTTCGTATCCGGGATACCCGGCTTCTTCTCGGACGCCTTCTCGCAGGCGGGCCAGTCGGCGCGGGACTGCGTCAGCTCGGTTGGGGACGCGATATCCGGACTCCCAGGCAAGGTGTGGGGATGGATCTCCTCGATACCGTCGAAATTCTCGGAGATGTGGTCGCAGGTGTACGTGCCGACGTTCCACATAGAGGGTGGCTTCAACCTCGACCCCGCGAACTTCTCGGTTCCGAGCATCGCCTTCTATGCGGCAGGAGGATTCGTCGACCGCCCGACCGCCATCGTCGGCGAGGCCGGCGGGGAGTTCGTCTGGCCGAGCTGCCAGCCGTACATCGGCAGATACGCCGCGGCGCTTGTGGCGGCAATGGGCGACGGCGCCTCCGGGAGGGGGGTCACGATCAACAGCTATACGAAGGTGGTGCGGAGCGACCGCGACCTCTACGCAGCCTCCTCCATCGCGAACCGAGCCCTGCTCGACGCCGTCGCGCAGGGGGTGTAGCGGATGGAGGTCACGCTCTCGGCTGGCGGGCGCACCGTCCGCCTGCTCGGCCACGCACGGGACGACGGCGCGCCGTGCCTCATCGTCTCGCCAAAGTCACTCAAGGGCTGGTACAGCACGCCGGCCGAGAAGGGCTCGGACACCGTGCGCTCCATGGGCGACGGGGACTTCCCGCGCGAGGAGGGCACGCTCCTCTACGAGTCGCGCGTGGTGACCATCTACGCGACGGCCCTCGGTCGCACCCGTGACGAGGTCATCGCCCAGGCCGACCTGCTCCGCGCGCTGCTCCACCACGAGGTGACGTGCGTGGTGGACGACGGTGCGGCGCGGCGCATGGCCACGGGATCCATCACCGCCGACTTCGATGAGTCCGACGGCTTCGATGTGGCGCTCGGCGCCACCATATCGATGACGTGCAGGGACCCCCGAGAGTACGGCACGACGCCCCGCCGCGCGTACCTCTCGCCGGGGGCCTCCGCCGGCGCGCTCGGCTGGCACGAGGGCGCGCCGCACGGCCTCCTGTGGCCGCTCTCCTTCGGGGGCGGCGGCGCGGGGGCCAACGTCGCGACGCTGCGCAACGACGGCACGTCCACGGCGTACCCCACCATCACCGCCTCGGGCGACATGGGCGGCCTCGCGCTCACCGACGCCGCCACGGGCGCGCAGCTGGCGTGGGACGGCCACGTGGGCGCGCAGCCCGTGACGCTCGACTGCCTGTCGCGCACGGCCAGCGTCGCGGGCGTGGACGCCTCGCGGCTGCTATCGGCGCGCGGCTTCCCGTCCGTGCCTGCGGGCGGGGAGGTCACGCTGGCCCTCGCGGCCACGGGCTCGGGCACGGTCTGCGCCGAGTGGCGCGACACCTACATCTAGCAAGGAGGACACGATCATGGCAGACGTGGCACTCGGCGTGCGCAACTCGGGGGCGGACGGGACCACCCCGCTCGCGCTCCGGAAGGCGCTCGGCGCACTCTTCCCCAACAGCGGCATACTCTCGGGCCTCGGCGTGAGCGGGTCCCCCTCCCTGGCGTACTCGGTGGCGGCGGGGGTCGCCGTCTGCTCCAAGGGGAGCGGGGACGGGTCGACCCTCGCCGCGGTCCCGGCGGGGAGCACGCCAACGGTGGCGGCCAACGGGACGGGGTTCCCGCGCATCGACGCCGTGTGGGTGACCTCGCACGACAGGGACCAGGGCGACCCGGACAACCACGTGGCGCTCGGCGTCACGCAGGGCGCGCCGGCGGCGAGCCCCGCGAGGCCCGCCGCGCCCACCTACGCGACGGTGCTCGCCTACATGCGGCTCCCGGCGGGGGCCACCACCACGGCCCAGGCCACGGTGGAGGCGCGCGGGGACGCGGCGACGCCGGCTGGCGGGACGCTCGGGCTCCTCGGCGAGGCCGCGCTCAACGCCGGCAGGAGCATATCCACGGGCGGCTCGTGGAGCGACTTCTACACCGTGGCCGCCACGGTCACGGTGCCGTCGAGGCACCTCGTGCGCGTCGACTACAGGGCCACGCTCGTGACGCCCGGAGGCAACACCGGCTGGACGCGCGTGCGGCCGTACCTCACCGTGGACGGCGTGGAGGTCAAGGGGTCCCGGCGCAAGTGGCCGGCGTGGACCGGCCCCGAGCTCACACACTCGTCCTCCTGCGTGGCCGAGCTGGCCGCAGGGACGCACACCGTGGAGCTGCACCTCGCCTACGACGGCGGGGACTGGGGCCTGTCCATCGTGGACGGCGGCACCGGCGGCGCGGCGCTCTCCGTCTGGGACGAGGGGGCCGCATGACGTGGGAGGCCTTCCTCTTCGACTCCATGACCGGGCTCGTCGCCGAGGCGGTCGACCTGCCCAGCTTCAGCTGGGCGCTCACGGTCGGCGACTGCTCGCTCTCGACCACCCGCGACAAGGGCGCGGGCGAGGGCGACGCCTCGGGGCTGAGGCTCCCGTGGGCCGCCGTGCCGGGGCGCACCGCCGCCGAGCGCCACGGGGCCATCGCCATGTGGCGGCGCGGCGTGTGCCTCATGTGGGACGGCGCGCCGGTCGTGGCGGGCGTCATCGGCCCCAAGTCGGGCACGGCGAGGGACGTGTCCATAGACCTGCTCAGCCCGCTCGAGGTGCTGGCGCACCGCTACGCCGTGCGCGAGGGCGCATTCGGCACGGGCACAACGACCGTGGAGGAGGGGGAGCAGGAGGGCCAGGCCGTCTCCTCCGTGACCACGGACAGCATCCACTGGTCCGGCGAGAGCCTGCGCTCGGTCGCCTGCCGCCTCGTCGCGCTCGCGTGCTCGAAGCCGGGCGGGGCGCTGCCCATCGACCTCCCGTACCTCGGCGAGGCGGGCGGCCACGAGCGCACCTACGACGGCTTCAACGTCGCGAACAACGACGTCAAGAAGCTGATCACCGACATATGCGACGTGCAGGGCGGGCCCGACGTGCAGCTCCGCCCGTACCTCGCGGACCCCCGGCACGTCCGGTGGCGCCTGGAGGCGGGCTCCGACCCGGAGCCCTACCTGGGCGACGCCCCCGTGGTGCCGGTGCTGACGTGCTTCCCCGGCGGCGGCACCGCGCAGGACCTGGCGTGGGCCGAGCTCGCGCCCGCCATGCGCGTCTACGCGACGGGGGCGGGGCAGGACGAGGCCACGCTCTGCCACCTCTCCGAGGACCTCTCGCTCTGCCGGAGGCGCGACCCGTGGCCGCTCGTGGAGTCGCGCGTCTCGGGCTCGTCCGACTGGGGCACGGCCGGGCTGGTGCGCAGCCACGCGGACGCCGCGCTCGCGGCATCGCGCCTCCCCATGGTGCAGTGGCAGTGCGAGGTCGACGCCACGTCGGGCCCCGTGGTGCCCGGGCGGCTGTGGCCCGGCCAGCGCGTGCTGCTCGACCTCGACGGCTCGCCGATGTGGCCGGACGGGCGCTACGCGCTGCGCGTGATGGAGATGGCAGGCGACGAGGGGTCGAGGGTCAAGCTGACCTTCGACCAGATGCCCGACCCGTGGGAGGGGGTGGCGTAGATGGCGGTGCATCGCAAGGCCGTGGCCCTCATGGAGCCCATGGAGGCCATGGCGAGGCTCGCGGCGAGGGCGCAGTCCCGCGCCGAGGCCGCGCAGACCCGCGCGAGCGGGAGCGCCTCGTACGACAACGCGGACGGCACCAGGACCGTCATCGGCCCGCAGGCGGGAAGCGCCACCATGGCCACGCACGTGGGGGACGTGACGCCACCGCCCGTGCCCACCGGCATCCGCGCGTGGTCAGGGGACGGCTCGCTCCACGCGCTGTGGGCGGGGTCACTCGCGGGCGACGTGCCCGCCGACTTCGACCACGTGACCATCCTCGTGGACGGCAGGGCGGTCGCGGAGATGCGCTCGGCGGGCTCCGTGACCGTGAGCGGCCTCTCCGTCGGCGCGACCGTGGCCGTCACCGCCACCGCCGAGGACGACGCGTGCCTCGCGGACGGCACCCCGGCGCACAACGCCAGCGCCGCCTGCCCCGCCGTCACCGTCACGATCCGCGACGCCGTGGCCGAGGTGAGGGCCGACGCGGACGCGCACGGGGAGCAGATAGAGGCCGTCAGGAGGGACATAGCCGGCTACAAGGCCACCGCCGAGGCCACCTACGCCACCAGGACCGAGGTGGACTCCAAGACCGGGGCCATCACAAAGACGCTCGCGGCGGACTACCTCTCGAAGGCGGACGCGTCGGCCGCGTACGCCGAGAGGACGGAGCTGACCGAGGCCGTCAACCAGCTCGGCTCCACCATGACGAGCAACTACTCGGCCTTCACGGACTACCGCAGGGCCAACGACGCGGCGCTCAGCAAGGCGCAGAGCGACGCGACCAACGCCCAGGGCACGATCGACTCGTACAAGGCGGCGAACGACAGGGCCGTGGCCGACGCCAAGAGGGCCGGGACCGACGCGCAGTCGCAACTGGGGGCGTACAAGTCCTCGAACGACGCGGCGGTCAAGGACGCCAGGAAGGCGGGCACGGACGCCCAGTCCCAGCTGGGGAGCTACAGGGCCGCCACCGACCGGCGGCTGGACGAGCTGAAGAACGTCGCGGACAACGCCATCGAGTCGTGGTACCTCAGGGGCGCGCCCACGACCGGCACCCCTCCCGCCAGCTCCTGGACGACCGACGCGCTGAGGAGGCGGCACGCGGGCGACCTGTACATGGACACCGAGACCGGCTACAGCTACCGGTGGAGCGGCACCGCGTGGGTGCAGGTCAAGGACTCCGACGTCACGAAGGCGCTCGGGGAGATAGCCGGCATCAAGACCGACTACGCGACCAAGTCGGAGCTCAAGGCCACCGACGCCGAGCTCTCGGGCAGGGTGTCGGACGCCCTCACGACCGCCAAGAGCTACACGGACGGCTCCGTGGCCAGGGAGGCCACCGCGCGCGACGCCGCCATCAGGGCGAGCGCGGACGGCATCAGCCTGGACGTCTCGAAGACGTACACCAGGAGCGACGCCTTCTCCGCCTACCAGTCGGACGCGGACTCGAGAATCG